TGGTTGAGCAGGAAGAACTCCGCGCCACCGAGCCCAGACATAAGCCTCAGCCTTTTCAGCCTCCACCAGTTTATCACCCGCAATGACAGAAAATAAACGACAGGTATCGGTGGCCAAATGCGCCCAATCGGATGTCAAAAATTGGTCGCGTGCTGTCGGGCGGCTTACAGCCTCGACCGGTTAAGCTGCTTCAACGTGTAATCATTGGCCTGCGTCTTGATCATCGGCATGGCCTGCAGGATGCCGTTCATGACCAATTCCTGCGTCCGGGCTTCGTTCTGGCTCTCGCGGGCATCGACATTGATGGTGAGATTGCCTTGATTGCCGCCGAGCGATGACAATATGTTATTGGGGATGACCTTGCTGCCGCCGTTCAATTCCACCAGTTCCGGACCGCGTTCCCCGACCAGCTTGAGACCCGATGTCGAGACATGCCCGCCATTCGCGTGCGCGCCGATACCGCCGACATAATTGTTATAAGCGCCGCCCATCATGATCCCGCCACTACCGCCGCCGCCCATGCCGCCGACCCCCGACAACGCCCCGCTGAGCAGGCCGCCGATGGGCTTGATAAACGCTTGCTGGATGATGATTTCCGCGATGGTGGCGAGAATCTTTTTCCCCACCTCTAGGAACACATCACCAAAGCTTTTCGCGTTCACGATGGCGTCAGCCAAGCCGCCGCTGATTGACTGCAATCCTTCCGTGCCGATGGCCTCAAGAGCTTCCTGCACCTCTGCTGCACTGCCGGGCAGGCTGTCGAGATAGCTTTCCAGCGGTCCCATGGTGTTCTTGATCGCATTATCGGACAGCGCCCCATATTTGGCGTCCAGATCATCAAGCCTGCGCTGCGCTGTTGCGCGTTCTTCCGGTGAAGCCGTGCTGGTTGCTGACAGAACAGCTTCAAGTTCCAGCTTTTCGCGCTTCTTTTGCAGTTCGAGCGTGCGAAGTTCAATCTCACGGCGCTGGCGCGCTGTTTTGGCCATCTCGCCAACTATGCCCAGCATGTCGAGTTGATCGGATAGTTCAGCTTCCTTGCTCTTGAGCAGTTCAGCTTCAACGCGGACAGCTTCCTCGTTGTTAATCTGGCTCTTTTCTGCGAGCGCGATCTTCTCTTGTAACTGAATGAGGCTGTTCGCCTCTTCCTCAGTGTATTTGCCGCTGGTGTTCTGCTGCGTCTTTACATCATTGAGGATTTCCTGCTTGCGCTGCGCTAATTCCTTGTCGATGGCTTCGCGCTCTAAAGCATAGCCCTGCGCGTAGTCGCCATGATCAATGTAAGAAGCGCGGGCCAAGTCGGCATTGGCGCGGGCAACGTCAGCTTGATATGCGACTAGGCGATCAGCCTCCTTCTGCGCTAGTTCTGCTGCCGTTGGACCGGACTTAGCGGGTGTAGGCTTTGGCGTTGGCGTAGGAAGCGCAGTGCCATGACCAGCATTACCTGTCTTTGCGGCAGCGACCGCTTTGTTGAGCAGACCGACTTGTCGCTGCCATTCTTTCAACAAGCCCTGAGTGTCATGCCTGACTGTGCCGATGCCAATATCAGTGCTGCCCGCTGCCTTGGCATCATAATATTTCCGCCTTGCTTCGTGCATCTTCTGCTGGCGAAAGCGCAGGTCCATGTTGCTGTCCTGCATGGCCTGATCCATCTTACCACCAAGATAGACGCCGCCAGCAGCGCCAGCGGCGGCACCCCACGGACCGGAAGCCAGACCACCGGCGATCGCGCCCATGATCCCCATTGCAGTCCTGGGGTTCTGTGCCCAAAACTTCATGAGTGCCGATGTGACGCTCGAAATGCCGCTGGCAAATCCCGCGATTGCGCCCGCATTAGCAGAGATATTCGCTGCCATTTGGGCGCTGAGGATCATCTTCATGGTATCAAGCTGATCGTTCGCCTGACCCGCGTTGCGGATAATGCCGTCTTCCAGCACGATGCCCAGATCGCGAGCAGCCCTTGCTTGGAGTTCCAGACCTTCGGAGCCGCCAGCGAGTGTCTGCGTCAGCGTCCCCGCCTTTTTACCAAACAGGTCCATCGTGGCAGACATCTGCTTGGTCGGATTATCCATCTTCTTGATGCTGTCGGCGGCTTGCTTCACCGCCTTATCGACTTCAAGAGTGGTGACGCCGTATTCGTTCAGCTTCTTGATCGCTGCTTCATTGCCATTCGCCGCGTCACCAACGGTCTTTGAGAACTTTTCCAAGCCAGCATCGGCAGTCTCGAAGTCCGAACCTGCCATCTGGGCAGCATATCGGAACTCTTGGATCATCTTGGTTGAAACGCCGGTTCGATCTGACATGTCCGCGATGGCATCGCTGAAATCGAGCGCGTTCTGAGTAAGGCCAACAAGCATATCGACGCCGACGGCGGCAGCGAGACCTTTGACTGCGAAGCTGGCTTTGTCCATCGAGCCTTGAATGATGCGCGATGTTTTGGTGCTTTCATCTGCGGCCTTCTTCATGCCGCTCAAGAATGATGCGCTCTCAAGTGAAAGGCTGGCGTAGAGACTGCCAAACTGTGACATAAAAATACTCCGTCGAACTTACGGAGTATTTATTGGCTATGCAGGGTTGTTCTTGTTCTGGCGTTCGGCGTATGCCTTGAAGTAGCCCTTGATCTTGTTATGCAGATGGCTCTCTGGTTCCGGCGCAGTCTTCTCTTCCAACTTCCATCTATCGTAGAATGTAGGGATTGGAGTATCGGCAGAAGCCCGATAAGCGGAGTAGAACAGCGTAAGCTGATTTCTGGAACGCTCGTCCTCGACTGGACAGCCCCATGGCTCAAGCTCATAGTAAGCAGCCCATGTGGTGAACTCTGGCAACGGCATTGCTGCCACTTCGGAGAGGCTTTTGCCAAGAGCCAAAGCTAGTCGGCAGATAAACAGCCTCTCCGGGTTATCCATCAATCTTTTTTTTCGGCCTCAACCTGTTGCGGCATGTTCCCACCTGAAAGCGACATGGACAACATATGAAGATAAATGTTCTGGATTTGCTGATATGGCAGCTTCTTTAGTGCTGGAATATCATCAAGGGAGAACATGAGATTGCCCTTGCCATCCACCACACTGAACACGATACCAACCATCGCCTCATCAAGAGGTTCGACATAAGTGTTGGTTTTCGGATCATCATTGTGAGCCTGAACCGCTTTGGCATTGTCTTGAAGGGTTGTCACGAAAGCCACGCGACGTTCGACATTGAACGCCTCCAAGCGAATTGTTGCATTCCACTCTGGGATGAACAGTTCGGTTGAACGTGGCTTTTGCGATAGCAAGAACGATTTTGTAGCGAGCTTTGCCATTAGCTCACCGTTACATCGCCGGAGATTTCGATAGTGGCTGATCCGGTAACGGCTGCGTCAACACCGCCGTTCAGTGGCTTGCTGATAACGAAGCCAGAAAAGGCATAGGTTGTGTTGTCGGTATCATTCAACTGTAGCTTGAAGTTCTTGAGGGAGCGCGAAGCCTTGGCTGTTTCAAGGGCGACCTGACCGGCATCATTTGGGATGACAAGGAAGTTGATGGATACCTGACCGAAATCCTGCAAGCCCATCAGCTTTTCTTTAGCGGTGCTGTCGAGGTTGGTTGTATCGATGACCGATGCCGAGCCGCTGAACGCGGAGAAGTCGGTGATCTTAGCAATAGGGGTGAAAACGCCGGTTGCGGTTTCAATGGATAGGACAGTGCCCTGAGTTTCTACGGCGGTTGTCATTATGTTATAGCCTCCAAAAGTTGGTCGCTCGCCTCTCAGGGCTTGCTTCCAACTATTTATTTGTTGGAGACTGGGGCCGTTCTTTTAGTCGGCGGCAAAGTGAGCAGTCACTTCGACAATCATTCTGAACAACTTGGGATCGCCGGATAGGTCCGAAGCATCGAACTCATTTTCGATCCTGATAAAATTGATTGGTGCTGTGCTATAGACATCAAAGCCAGTCACCACATGATCTGCGATCTGCTGTGCTGCCTTTAGAGTGGTTGCGTAGACATCGATGCGATATGACGCAGAAGCCAATCCGATTAAGCCATCAAGTGCGACCCCGCGTTGGGTGCTGGTGCGCTGGTATATGATGAATGGAGCGACCGCATTATCGGGCGCGAGAACCGGATAGACTTTCACGGTTCCTGTCTGTGCGCTGAGAGCGGCGTAGAAAGTGCTATCCATGATCAACGCCTCCCATACTTCTTTGCGAGGCGATCAATGGATGCGCCTAGCGATGTTTTGACTTTTTCAAGGACAATGATCGACGCATTGTCGAAAGCTGGCTTAGCAAATGGCTTCGCAGCCATCTTCACAGTTCCATACTCGAGGAAGCGTGCCCAGAACGCGGAGCCGAACGTAACAATGGCAACGACATTGGACGCCTTCTTCGGACGGCCCATCCTGATCTTGATGTTATCTCGCATGTGGCCGTAGTCGACCGTGACACTCTCGCCGCTCTTATTGCGGTAGGTGCGCGAAGTGTTATCATCGCCAACCGGCGTTGCGGCTTTCACTTCCTCTGAGAGCGCCTTGGCGCCAGCACGGATCGCGGATTTGCCAGCCCTAGTTGCTAGTTCAGGACCGAGTTGTTCCAAACCCCTCTTGAGTTCCTCCCATCCCCTCATTTCAATGCGTAGTCTGTCAGCCATCTTTTATGTTCTCTTTATCCAGATGCTTATGCGGTCATGCTGCGGACCATCACGAACAAGCCTTGACCGTCCTCATATTCTTCAAGACCAGTGATTGCGTAAGTGACGCCTTTGTGCTGAACGACCATCTTTGTTGTGATGTCGGTGCGGTAGCGAATGAGGAACTTTGCCTCTGCCTGCGCGGACTGACCGGCAGCGCGAGTGATGTCCTTGACGGTCAACTGATATTTGGCGGCCCAGACCGTTGCGACCTCAGTTGGAGCGTCCTCAACCACCTCGCCAATGTCATTCGTGGTCGTGGTGCTGCTCAGGAACGTGATACGCTGCTTTAAATCGCCTGCCTTCACAGAACACCGACCCGGAATGGGTTGAGCAAGTTTTGGAATGTGGCTGCTGCCGCGTCCTGGCCCTCACGATTGGCGTAGAAGGAGCCGACATGGACAGCGATCGCCTGCTTGATCGGCGCAGGGATCTCGTCGGGGGTTGCGTATCCGGCTTCACACGTAAGGACGAGCGTGCGACAGCCCCTCATTCCCCCTGCGAGCGTCAGCACGGCCCCGCTGTCGCGCAAAAGCACCCAGTAGCTATCAGGCATTGGCAGGGCCTCTTTGACGCCCTCTGCGTCCATCAGCTCGACGTCGCTAATAGCGATGACGGGCGCAGTCGGGATCACATAGCGTTTGTCGCCCTCATCAAAGGAAAATTCGAGGGTGCTGGGAACGATGGTGCGGCCCGTGTAGCTTTCTGCTGCGCCGGTAGCTGTGGCGATCAGCCCGGCAATGAGGGCGTCGTCGTTATCCGCGTCGATCCGGCACCATTGTTTGGCTTCATCGACGGTAATGGCGAGAAAATCGGGATCGCGGCTTATTGTGTTTTGCATCGGGGATACCTCCCCGATATTTATGTTCACGAGCGATGCGTGGTTGGGGTCAAAGGGGGCTACATGCGGTTGAGACTTGCGATGGCAGCATTAGCCATTGGCTTCGCCTGCACAGCAGCAATTAGCAGGACGCCAACAGAGCAGGCCCGTGTCGATGCCGTTCTCAAGGAGCTGGCGGTGATTGATGAAGAGCGCGAAGCGATAAAGGCGAACGCTGCTGAGATTGACACTCGTGAAAACATTCGACGGGAGGAAGTGGACAGTCTGCGGCTGCGCTTTCCCGGTGTCGTCCTTCCAGATGATGCGAAATCAGCGCAAATGGAAACCGGCCTGTGGGAATATCGTCAAAGGCGCGGCGATACTGTCCGCGCTATTGTAGAGCGCGATGTCCAAGCATCCCGCGAAAAATCCTGCGCTGCA